GAGGGTCTCCATATTTTCACCAGGAGATGGGGTGTGTTGCTTTCATTCACATGCTAGCAACCTAGCCGGACGCCCAATTAAGGGCCGGAACTTTATAGCCATACCGGGCTGGATGCGAGTTTAGGTCGCGCGACTTCTGAGGTGGATACGTGCATACGTATCGAAATCAGAGATGGCGACAGACAAATTGAGACGTTTAGCCTCGCATCTTGCCCACACTGCGACTTGATCGTAGAGAGGGCGTCCATGCTGAAACGACTCAATGAGAGCGGAACGAATTACGCTCTCTGACGTGATAGGATCGTAATCCTTATCTGTCCACCTGATCATATTTGCTATGGACTCTTTTGCAAGAGGAGCCAAAACGCCAAGTGGGGAAGGGACAAACCGCCGTTTGAGAAACGTGATTTCGTCAATGCCCTTCTCTCGGACTGCACCTTTATCGGACGCCGTGTATTCCATCTGGTAGGTCTCCCGGAAATACTGACTGAGATACTCACAAGAGTAGTCAGAGTATTCCTTGGGAACCGACAAGAGACTGTCGTCTCCGTGGAAGTAACACACGACAACCGAGAAAGGGACGTTAGGGTGGAGTGCTCGCCACGCCTTGGCATGATAAAGCCAGTTTACGAAGGTATTCATAACGGATGTAAGAAACGATCCGCTACTCATACCCCATGGACGTAAAAAGACATATGTGCCAAGGACGTGCCAGCATCCACGGACGTTGAGGGCGACTATTACGCGTACTGAGTCTGGTTCTTCATGAAAGATACAGACCATCGCGCAGAACTCATCCTCCCCGTCGTGCTTGTGAGAAAAGTCATAGGAACCGAAATCTCCATCTCTGAAGACTCGATCCCCGCGACCCACCAGGTTAACGTAAACCTGATCCCATTGTTGCCCATAGACATTTAAGCCTATAGTACAGGGGCAACCAGATGGGTCCTTTTCAAGCTCGTGAAAGAACATGTCGAAAAACATCTTCGTAACGACAAACAAATCGAGGTCATAAACCGAGAAGAGGCGAGTCTTCCCTAGCTTCACTCGAAGTCTGTCGCGGATCTCATCTTTAAGAGACTCCTCTATGACACCGGCGCGTACTGGGTTTCCGCTCCTAATGTCATGAAGCATGTTTTCAATCATAAAATCGACCACTGGATCGATTGGGACTTCGGCGTCGCGACCTGGAAAGATCTGGCGTCGGTTCTTGTATCCCATTTTCTTGAGAGAATAACCAATTGACTTGGTCATATCTATACCCTTAGTGAGCCCGGGTATGCCATAGATGGCGTCAAGTTTAGAGACTACTTGGCCGGCTGTATGCCGGTTAAAGTTCTTTGGCAAGAACCCTGAGTAATCTTCCAGTGGATCTGGGGCTGGTCCGGAGACGGACTGTGATGTGATCTTTTCGACCGCTTTCGCAAGTGGTGATATGCGCTCTCCGTTTTCTCCGGTAAAGGGAGAGAGAGCGGCCGGAAGATCTGTGGTTGGTGGTATGGGGAAAGATTCGAAGTCAAGTGCTGACTCACGAAGCTTTGTCTCCCCATTGATGAAGGAAGCGTACTTGTTGGACGGTACGCGTCCTAGCCACTGGACTCCGTTGGATTGCTTTTCAGGGCATTCCAGCAGGGGTCCAGGTATGGGGTCTGTGAAAACCGTTACCTTGGGCACGTAGGGCTCAATGTCTGATCGAAAGACATTCTTAGCGTACGTGGTCTGAGCTCGTCGATCGCCGGCTTGGTGAAAGCCAACGATCATACCGAATTCATCAAGGTAAGGAGATCCACACAGACCTGGCTCATTGGGAATGCCGTGAAAAACGAGATCCGTATGGATAGGACCATAGGAGTCGCCCGGGTTCGTGTGAACCTCACGGCTTTCCCAAGAGCTGGCGTTTATGAGGGTGCATGTGGTGAGGCTCATATGGGGGCGAAGATGCGTCATTTTTACGTGACTTATCTCGCCCGTCGCAAAATGAGCGGTTACTGAGGGGCGTTGGGAGAGTTGTGGTGGAAACTCAAAGATTCCAAAATCACCTCCAATGTTAGCTATGAACTTGACATCAGAGAGAAGGAATCGACTACGTGACGTAGCTTGCAATCCAACGTACCTAACATCCGTGACGTCTCCTAATTCGAGGATAACGTGCATCGGGATGATGTAACGTGTGCCTCCGATAGCGTAGCAAAACGAGCAACACTTCGGAGGAAGTGAAAGGGCTTCCGTGTTGGAAACCTTGTGGGGTGAGAGGTACAGGGTAATAACATCAAGATTTCTCTTGATGACTTCGATACGATCCTGTACTTGACCCTGGCGTTCAACAACTTGGCCGAGCAAGTGAACCCTAGCAGGCTGGTGCTTCGGGGCTCGAACAAATCGGCGGTTGTTGGGTTTCTTCGCCGCAGGGGCGTTGTCATATGTCTGCTTTTCAGCAGTGGCAACGTCCTCTACCTCAATAAAAGCGGTAGCGGGCATGAGCATGCGTACGAAGGTATACGCAAGCCCAAAAGAAATGGAGAAGGCGGTGATGCCGACTCCTGTGAGAAGGACAATGGACTGTCTGGTATGGACGTCCACGTAGAAGGCCTGAAGCTCTCCAATATCTGTGGTATTGAAGAGCTTGGGATAGGCCTCTCCTATCTTGTCTCGTAGGGGTGAACAGCGGCGTGCATAGTGCATCCACCACTCGACAAGAAAGGGACCGGCACATTCAGCAAACTGTTTAAGGCTTGGGAACATGGCGGTGCCATAGAAGCGTGCAAACGCTGTTGCTATGGACTTAAGAATGACAGCTGGTAAGGCCACCATTGTCTGTGTGGGAAACCAACTCAGGAGCTGTCGGTAGGCCGCCCCGGGTGTCATGGTGGAGAGTACGATCTCGTCACACCAATTCACCCAGGAATACTCCTGAGGAGGGAAAAGCTGAAGAAACAGCTCGTAATGTTGTTTGTTGAAGCTAAGGTCTGGACGCTTCAAAAACTCAACGAATGCTGGTTCAGTTATCCCTCTGGATGAGTTAACTTCACAGAATTCCTCGAAGGTCGCAAAGCGATATGCGTACATAGCGCCATGGATCCCCGGGGGCTGTTCTGCGAGGTAATGAACGAACTTCTCGGAGTTACCGATGAATTCGCGATAAGAGCCATGAAGGCTCTCATCCTCGTCCGTGGTATCGTCGTCGGGCGGTCCGTAGTACTTGTCAGCGAAAATGGTTCTTGACCAGGATCCAGAAGAGGAAGGAAGGGAATTAGATTGCTCTACTTCCTTTTCCTTCCCTTTCCGATCCCGAGTCTGATCATCATCTTCGTCGCCAAATCCTTGACGGACAATGGACCTACGAGGTCCATTCTTCCGGTTCCTCCTCTTTCCAGAGGAGGGACCAGGATCAATGGGTGTATAAGTTCGAGACACTGGCGCTACTATCTGTGTGAAGGGTAGTGCGTCCGTTCCAGGTACATAGCAGCGCTGGCTGGCAAATGCACCATCGAACTTTGGAACGATTCGGGTGGGTTTCTTGACGTGATGTTCCCTATCACGCGCAAGAAGTGCTTCGGCGAAAATGCCAACAAGCTCATCAAAGGTAATTATCCTTTTCTGAGAATGCTGGCCTTTTTCGAGCAAAACACAGCCTGGTTCAAGGAGGAACTTTTCAGCTCCTTCAGTTGAGTCGACGATTTGCACAGCGATCGATCGGCGAGACTCCAATGCCTGTGGAGACTCTAAGCCGAGATCAGCGGTGTACAAGTCGGGAACGTTTGTGGTGGTGATGAGCGCGCGGGAGCGGAAAAAGATCCGACCCTTGAGATTCAAATCAGCGCAGGTGAGGGGCATGGCAAAGGGAGCAATCATCGAAATGATGCGGGAAGCGACTGGTCGTCGCTGCTCAACTCCCTGAGCCTGGAGGAAGTCATCGAGGATAGTATAGAACTGACCTGAATAGGTGTCCCAATACTCCTCGACTGGATCCCATGTGTAGTAATCGGTGGACTGGAACGGATTCTGCACAAAGGATGCCTTCTGGGCAATGAGGTACGCGTGTGTTGCGTCCATCAACTCCATGAGCAAGGTAGTCTTTCGAGTACCTTGCCCGCCATACATGCTGAGCCAGACCGTGAGCGGTCTGGTTTCAGCAGCAATGCGAACTCTCTCGAGTCCGCGGCAGCATTTCTCAGCTTCCACGCGAGCGTGCATGAGGATGCTGGAAACGAAGGGTCTGATGGCGGTAACGGCCTTCGCACCAAGTGAAGTGAGGTGATCGCGGGTGATAGGAAATGAATCTATCTCATCCGCGAGAACAAGAATCTCATCGCTGACGCCTTTGTCCACAACTGCTTTCACAGCGCGGACACGGGCGTCAAACGCGACAACTTCTCGTTCAAGAGCGGTGCGGGGGCGAGGAACGCCGGTGATTGCTTCGACTGCGGAGTCGTACAGATCACGGGCGTTCTCGACAAAATACCGAATTGCTTCGGCATACGACTTAAGCTTGGGAAGAACCCCAACGGATTGCCAGAATGCGCGTTGAGGCGCATTAAAGGCATACTGTCGGGTCCAATCGAGGAAATCGTATCCTGGTCCAAAGTCACCAAATCCCTGCTTTTCAGGCAGGGAATAGTGAATGAGGACCGCATCTCGAATCTCGTCAGCCTTAGTAGGAAAGGC